CTCGTGCAAACCAATTAGCAAAAGGAGAAAATATATCAGAAGAAACAATTTCACGAATGGCTGCATTTGAACGCCACCGTAATAATCAGAAACCTTATGGTGAAGGCTGTGGTAAACTGATGTGGGATTCTTGGGGTGGTGATGAAGGAGTAGCATGGGCACAGAGAAAGCTCAAATCCATTAAACAACAAAAGATGGAAGAGGCAGTACTAAAATTAGCAAAGAAATACGGTGAGACTTTACCTATTGATGATACTGTTTATATAGATACTACTAAAACTGACTTTGTAAATGTTGGAGATTACTTAAAAGGCATCATTGGTTTAGATATTTTAGGTAAACAAGACCTAGATAATGAACCAGAGATTAAATATCGTTATACAGGCCCGATATCGTCCGATAGTCGTAACTTCTGCCGTGCAATGGTACGTTTAAACAAAATTTACACTAGAGATGAGATAAATGACATGGATACGTCTATTAACACCGGGTTTAGACATGATGGACAACCTTATTCTATATTTGATTTTAAAGGTGGTGTTAATTGTAAACACTATTGGGAAGAACTAGAGGTATATAAAGAAGGTAGATCAACAGTTGTAATGAGTAAAGGTCGTGCAAGCGGTCAAGCCGGGAGAATAGCATCTGCGAGTAATAATTACTGGAGATATCCTGGTTCTTTCCAACAATTTGCCTTTAGTGAAGACGATGAACGTATAGTTGTAGGACCAGCTATGATTCCTGACCAATTAATCGTAAGACAAGATGAATTAGGTAAACCTTTTCACGTATTCTTCTCTAGAGACACAGTAAAAAAGATTGCAGAGAAGTTTTTCGAATATTCTAAGCAAAATAACACTGATATTAATCATGATGATGAGATAACTACTCAAAATACACTCTTAGAGTCATGGATAGTAGCTAATCCAGAGATGGATAAGGCAAAAGATCTAGGTTTTAATGTTCCAGAAGGTACATGGATGACTAGTTATAAGATAAATAACGATGAAACTTGGAATAAAATAAAGGCTGGAGAACTAAATGGTTATTCAATAGCCGGAAACTTTATAGAAAAAGCAACTCAAAGATAATGACAAACGAATTAAAAGATTCAATCGCAGTAGGTTCTACTATTGCAGGTGGAGGATTAGCAGTAATGGGACTAAATGAATGGCTAACTTTAGCTTTATTAGTTACCGGTGTTATATTAAACGTGGTAAGGATACTTGAACTACGTAAGTCTAAGAAGAATAAAGACAGCTAGACGCACTTTTGTCAATTCGACACGGATATATATTTCAAATTGTCTGGATACACTGGACAAGTTATAACAAAAAACACTTTAAAACACTATGAACGTAAACGAAGCAATTTCAAAGCTCAGAGTTATGCTAGGAGCACCTACGGACACAGTTGTTAAAATGGAGGAAGAGGTTATAAAGGAAGAAACTAAAATCAAAATGGCGGAAGCTACTTTGATTGACGGAACTGAAGTTTACACTGAAGGCGAAATACAAGCGGGAGCAATCCTTTTTGTAAGAGCTGGAGAAGGCGCTTCAGAAGATCCTTTTGCACCTGCTGGAAAACATGAGACAACTAGTGGCTTGATCATAACTGTTGGTGAAAGTGGTGAAATCACAAATGTAGAAAAAGGTGGTAGCGAAGAAACAGTTCGTGAAGCAGAAGATACATTTGAAGAGATTGAAGAAAAGAAAGAAGTTATCAAAGAATTTGATGCTGAAGGACTTTTGGATGCTCTGATGGAAGCTCTTAAACCTTATACAGATGAGGTCAAAGAAATGAAAGAAAAATTAACAGTTCTTTCTGAAAGATTTGAAGCGGTAGCCGATGAGCCCGCAGGAAAAAAGGTACGCAACACCTTCTCAGAAAACCTTGCAACAAAACAAACCAACGCTGAAGCGAGATTATCAAGATTAATTGAAATCCGTCAAGCAAAAAAGTAACCCTAAAAAAACAATAAACAATTATGGCTTTTGATTTAACAGCGCTAACTGCCTATACTGACGAAACTTCATTGGACCTTATTGCTAAAGCAGTATTAAATACTGACTTGATGGAATATGTTGACATTAGAAGTGGTTTGAGTGCAGGTACTGTAGCAATTAATTTAATGGATGGTGACTTAAATGTCGCTGACTTAGCTTGTGGATGGAATCCTTCAGGCGATGTAGCTTTTTCTCAGGTAGATATTACTATCAGAGATAAGCAAGTAAAAATGGACCTATGTCCAGAAGATCTAAGATCTTACTGGTTGTCTCAGAGAATGTCTGCAGGCGCAAACCAGGAATCAGTTCCTTTTGAGGAAGTGATCGCAGATTACTATGTAAAGAGAATATCTAAGTACAACGAAGCTTACCTAATCGATGGTGACGGAACTGGAACAGGTATCAAGGACCAAGTAACGGTTGCATTAGGAGCTAACGCTTCTGCTAACCCACTTGCATGGACTTTAACTAACGCTGTAGAGCAAGCATTAAATATCTTTGATGCAGTTGCTGAAGCTAGTAAAGATAGAGATGATTTAATTATGATCGTATCTCCTGCTAACTTTAACACTTTACGTAGAGCATTAGTTGCACAAAACTATTACCACTATGACCAAGGTGACGGAAGATCTTTCGAATTACCAGGTGCAAACATTAAAGTAGTAAAGACTTCAGGTTTAACTGGATCTGACTATGTATGTGCAGGACCTGCTTCAATGATCGTTGCTGGTACAGGTTTAGAGGATGATGCTTCAACAGTACAGTTCTTTTATGATAAAGGACAAGATGTTGTAAAATTCATCGCTAAATGGAGATTAGGTGTAGCCGTATCTCAAGTAGATCAATTCGGTACTAACGACTTATAATCTTAAACTAAAAACTAAAAAAAACAAGTAAACTATGGCATGTAGCAATTTAACAGCAGGTTTCACTTTAGACTGTAACGACTCTAATGGTGGTATTGGTAAAATCTTTATCGCTAACGGACCAGTACAATCTATTACAGAAACTGCAGGTACTATCACAGCAATAACTGTTGGTGGTTCCGCTCTGACGCCTAGTGACTTTTTTGAGTTCGAAGTTCCAAGACAAACTAGTTCATTTACAGAAACTATTAATGTATCACAAGAGAATGGCACAGTATTTTATGACCAAGCTCTAACAATGATATTCAACAAAATGGAAGCTGCAAAGAGAGATCAGATTTTACTGATGGCTCAAGCAACTAACATGGTAGTTGTCTTCAAAGATAACAACGACAAGTATTTCTCTGTTGGTGTTAAAAGAGGAGCATTCATGGCATCAGGTTCATCTGTATCAGGTACCGCTTATGGCGACAGAAACGGATATGAATTAGTAATTAGTGGAATGGAAGAAGATCCATCATTCGAAGTTACTGGAAGTATTGTAGAAGCGTAAGCAACCACAATAATAAAACAAAGAGGGTATCTATTAATTTAGGTACCCTTTTTTAGTGCCATTCAATTAAGACTGGAGATTGTGGAGATAGATAAGATTTTGCACTAGGCCATGTTTTTTGGGTGATCCAATAGCCACTAAATCTTTGCGCATAATCATAGGTAGTTCCATCAACGGTTATTGAAGGAGCATAGTGAGCATACATACATGAGTGCTTATCACCAGGTGTATGAGAAGGAAAGTCAAATAGTTCACCACTTAACAAAAACTTAATATCAACTTGTACATTAGTTTCATAACCACATCTAACACAGTCTCTAAGCAAGTCGTTAACTCGTATAGGATCTTGTGGACCTGTAATAGTAAAATCTATATCATTAGCAGGAGAGTCATTTAAAATGCTTCCATGTACATACAATTTATAATCAGTCCAATCTAAGGATCCCATTTTTCCTATTACAAATTTTACAATTGGATCATCTAATCCGTAGAGCTTTGTAGTGACATTGCACTCAAATTCACCAAACTTTATCTTTTTTTCCATAGAATATATATTAGGTAGTTACAACTCCCTAGGAAAGTATATTTCTTAGTATAAATAAAGGCTAAGATATGACTACAAAAGTTGACAGTACAGAAATGGTACTTTACATTAATGATGCAGATATTACTTTTGATAATAGCTGGGAATTTACTATGACTAGTGAATACTCTCAAACACCTATTATTGATGCAAGTTCAGCTGTAACTTTAAATGTACAAAATGCAAGGTACATGCAATTTACTGTAACCGTAGATGCTACTTTTAAAGATAAGCATACTAATGGTTATTACAGTTGGACCTTAGGACCTTATAAAGGATTTGTTAAACTTATAACAGTGCCTGGAGGAGATTTAGGAACAACAGATTACGTAAGTAATAACGAAGACAGAGAAAGTACGGTTTACTATAGACCTAATTATTAAAAAGTAATATGAGAAACACAAACCCAGAAGGATTATATTCAATTAAAGGCTCAAAGTTTGAAGCTATTGATTTACCAATTATCCAAGAACAAAGAGGAAAGGATTACATTAAGTTTGGATTAGATAACCTATTTCCACAAACACTTATTGAATTATATGATACCTCAGCAATGAATCATACATGTATAGATGCAATTAAAGACGGCATATACGGAGAAGGTATAAAAGAGTATGGTGTAGATTATATCAATACCGATGGAGAAACAATTAACGACATCTTTTCTAAAATTGCATTAGATTATACACTATACGGTGGATATTCTGTAAATGTTATTTGGAATAAAGAAGGAACAAGAATCGCAGAAATTTATCATATACCTTTTGCTAATGTAAGAAGTGGTAAACCTAATGATGAAGATAGAGTAGAATCTTATTGGTATTGCTCTGATTGGGAAAAGCTAAGAAAACATAAAGCAGTAGAGTATAAAGCTTTTAATGTTACAGATAATAAAAAAGACAATGCAAGTCAAATTTATTATTGTATGAACTATACACCTGGTAACGATGTTTATCCACTGCCTGCATATATTGGTGGTGTTAATGATATACAACTTGATGCTCGTGTAAGTAGATTCCATAATGCAAACATTTCAAATGGTTTAGCACCGTCTATGTTTGTACAGTTTAGAAATGGAATTCCTTCACCAGAAGAACGTAGAGATATTTATAATGAAATAGATGATACATTCAGTGGTGAAGAAAATGCAGGTAGATTCTTTTTAGCGTTCTCTGAACCAGGAAAGGAATTACAAGTTACTCCTATAGAGAATGCGAATGATGATTATTACATTACTCTCGAGGCTAGGATTACTTCTCGTATCCTTACTGCTCATCGAATCACATCTCCCTTACTCCTCGGTATCAAAGATGGTGCAGGATTCTCATCAAACTCGGATGAAATAATCACTTCGTATTCTCATTTTATGAACACGGTCGTAAGACCAAAACAAAGTAAAGTATTAGATACTTATGGATATTTACTAAAACTTGCAGGATATAATGTTAAGTTAGAAGTAGAACCAGTGCCAATGATAATAGGAACTGATGCAGATGATCCAGCAGTAGAAGAAAACATAACAAATATAGCAAACGAATAATATGGCAAATACAGCATTACTAGTTTCAGAACAAAGAATGAAGCAATGGACTCAGCTTGACGACAATGTTAGGATGGATGATATTACTCCGTTCATTTTGCAAGCACAAGACATCTATTTACAAGATACCTTAGGCACCAGGTTTTATAATCATTTAAAAGATGGTATTATTGCAGGTACTCTTATTGCAGATGAAAAAACTCTACTTAATGATTACATAGGGCCTACTCTAATGCAGTACGCTCTCTATTTAATGTTACCGAGTATAAAATATAAGATCGCTAATCAAGGCATCTTAAATGGCACGTCAGAGGAAACTAGCCCAACTACTTTAGATGAGTTACAATACTTAAGACAAAGTACATTGGACACAGCAGAGTTTTATAACAAAAGGTTATTAAATTTCTTTAATGATAATCCAAACTTATTTCCTAAGTATCAGAATCCTGGTACCGACGGAATGATGCCAAATAAAAGAAATCCATATTTTGCTGGATTAGTAACACCAAGAAATAATGAAACATATTATGAAGACAGATGGGGCGAATGTTCGGACTGTGGACCTTCCACAACAGTCTAAAGCGACTAAATCGAACATAGGTAAACTAAAAGTATATTTAAATAAAGATGGGAAAGTTAGACAAAATTCTAAACAGTTGGTTAAGTAAAAAGCTTTTTGTTTTTTGTACAGCAACAGCATTAGCAATCTTTGGAGATGTTACAAGTAGTGACTGGGTAATCATTGCCACAGTTTACATAGGTACACAAGGAGTTATAGATGCAGTCACAAAGTTAAAAAACTAACAACATAAACAATAATTATATTTCATAACGTATGGATATTAAATCAGTAACGAAAGATTATGTAGAATGTGCCAGTGGTGGTGCAGTTACAGCACCTAACAACGGAAGCTGGATCTCTGCATATGCAATACATTTAGGAGCAACTACAATTGTAAACGGATCATGGCTTCAAACACTATGTTTTCAATTAGGTGTAACAACTCCTGTGAATAGTTCATGGGTAATTGCTCTTGCTAATTATTATAACTTAACTCAACCTGTAAACGGTTCTTGGTGGTATGCAATTGCTGATGAGGCATGTAACGGAGTTCCACCTGCACCAAACTTTATATGGAATGAAGATACAAGATTATGGGAAGGTGAAACTAGAGTTTGGGAAGTAGGTTAAAAAATAGAAACAGATATGAAATGTAATTGTAAAGAATGTAGTTGTGGTAAATCATGTCAATGTACATGTTGCAACTGTTAAATTTAATAAACATAATAAAATAAACAATAAAAGAAAAATATGGCAGCATTAACAGGAAATCAGATTGATCAAAGTTATCTAGGACTGATTAAAACAACAGACAACCTCGCGCTAACCGCGACTGCAAAAGCTATCACTGATGGTGGTGGAGGAGCTACTAACATAGAAATGACTAACACTGCAACAAACTTTGTAAGTGGAACAGTTGACTTCACAGGATCTACAGTAAGTGGAATAACCGGAATTGCTGGTTTAATAAGTGGAGCGGCAAGTGAGTCAATGATATCAGCACCTTCTCTAACTAGTTCAGCAGCAACAGCAGCTGGGCAATATGGAATTGCAATAGGTTTTGGAGCAATTGCAAGTGCATCCTTTGGTGTAGGTGTAGGAGTTAACGCTGAAGCATCAGCTAGTAATGGTGCAGCGTATGGACGAGATGCTAAAGCTTTTGGATCAGAATCAGTATCTATAGGTGAAAATGCTATAGCACAAGGTGCAAACAGTATTAATATTGGAGTTCGTGGATTATGTCCAGGTACTGCTTCTAATAGTATCTTTATAGGAACTAGTACATACTCTACAACTGTAACTGCACAAGACTCAATTGCAATGGGTAATACATCTTCTGCTCTAGGTATAGGTTCAGTTGCAATAGGTAAAGATTCATCTGCATCAGCAAACAATTCAGTAGCATT